CTGCTCCGATGCCTTCTGTATTAACATATGTTGTTGCGCTTTCTGCAACTAATCCACTTCCACTATCAAAAACAGTATCTGTTAACATTGTTATTGCTATCCATACATTTCTCGATGTTGGTGTTATTGCAGCTGAACTTGCTGTTGAATATGCTGAACCGTTTATACTACCAGTCCAATCATTTTTTGCTACTTTACTCATTTTTTTTATTATTTAGTTATTATCTTGGATCGAACTGTTCTAATCCAAAGCCGCCTAAGTTATCAAAACCTGATGATTCAAACTTTTTTGGTGGTTTATTATTTTTTCTTTGATCTATTAATTCAGATTGCTGAGAAGCTTGTATTTTAGTTCTTTCATCTTTCCTATCTTCTTTAAACTTCTCTTTATCTTTAATTACATTTAAATCAGCGTCTTTAAGTTGCATATTCATTTCAAACTCTTTTTGCATTAACAACATTTTGATTTCAGCTTCTCTTTCCATTTTTTGTGAATCTAATTTTGCCTCTACTTGCGCTAATTGAGCCTTACCTTGTATTATTACTTGTTGTTTTTGCGCGTCCGCTTGAGCTGATGCTTGAGCTGCTTGAGCGTTAGATTGTGCTTGCCTTTGGATATTTTCTTGCTGTAGCTGTCTATCTTGATCAAATTTCTTTTTTCTTCTTAGTTTTAACAACTGATTTGCAAGTTTTAAGTTTTTGATTTCTCTAACATCAATTGCGTCCTCTAAATTAATTTGTTCCTTTTGAAGTGATACTTGTATATTATTTTCTAATAATTGTTTTTCTTCTTCATCAGGCGACAACTGTAAGAATATACCGAAATCATGCAGCTGCAACTTTTTCATTTCTTCTAATGTACCTACATTAGTTTTACCTATTGCTTTAATAAAAGATTCTCTAGTAGGGCTAAATTCCAATACATCTGATATTCTAAGAGAAATTGCTTCGGCTGTTTTAAGTGTAAGATATAATCCTGCTTGTAATATATGTCTTGTAGCTGTGTTTGAATTTGCTGCTGCTATTTTTTGTAAACCTACTAAAGCGTTTTTATCAGGAGCTGAACCATCTCTTGCCTCGTTTAATCCGGTTACATCTCTTATCATCTGTAAATAATAATTATATGAATTTATTAAACTAGATATCTTAGCATTAGCACCTGAAGATTGTAATTCTTGTACAGGAACTCTTCCGTTGTTAAATTCACCATCTTGTGTCATAGACCTACCGATAACGGATCCAGTTTGGAAATACATGTTCAATGCTTCTTGCGCATTATAGTTTGTTCCATTACCCAAGTCTATTTCAGCTATTCCGTCTGCATCTAAATACACACCATCTGGTACCATTCTTGATAACACTTGTTGTAATTTTAAATGCGTTAATTGAATCATATCTGCAAATGTAGTCATTCTACTCACAAGCGATTCAACTTTACCTTTATACATTCTAGGTGCTACTATACTATAACTAAATTGTGCTTTAACTGTATCAGCTTTAGGCCTAGTCATATTTTCAGCTAATTGCCATTTTAACATTTTATCAGTGCCAACTAATTTAGCTCCTTCATATATTACTTCAATTGTTCTTGCTACTCTTTCAAACCTAGATCTTTCATCTTTAGGTGGGTTAAAAGTATCATCTTTTTTAATTGCTTTTTTAGCACCACTTGAAGTTTGCTTTATTTTATGTACTTGGTCTTTGTATGTTTTATATTCAAAATATAATACATAAGCATAAGAATTGTCTTCTGAAGATGCTGTTTGATAAGCTTTGTTGTATAACTTAGTGCTGCTACCTTGATTTTCAATATCTTTTCTAATATCTTCGTCTGTTAGCTCTGGATATTGTTTTTTTAAATCGACCACAGATACTCTTCTTATTTCACCTACATAATAAATATCATCAAAGTATGGTGAATCTGTATAAGAATATACCATATCTGCTGGGTCTACATATTTTATGTTTATACCTTCTGATGTTGTATACTCATTTTTAACAGCTCCCATACCTACTACAGCAATATCATAATCAATTCTTTTTTTAATTAAATCATATTTGTTATGATCAAAAACATTGCTTATTGCCTCTTCCTCTGCTATTTCAACAGAATCTTTATAATCAAGTTGCATGTGTAAATCAAGCTCTTCTTCATTTTCAGGTAATGTGTCTGGATCGTTTTCATATAAATTAATTCCCAACTCATTATAAACTGAATCAGAAAATTCTACAGTTCGCATATCTTTTAATAAAGATTCTACATAATCTGTTCTTTTCTTTACTGAAGCTGGGTCTTGTGAATACGCTTTTATATCATATGTTCTTTCTTGAATACCGTTAACAACTATATCTACAAACTTAGGTATAATTGGCACTGGCTTCCAATCTAAATTTAAATATGATAAATCACCGTTTATAGATAATTCGTCTTTATACTTTTGTATTGATTGTTCTCCTCTTGCATATAATCTTAACCTGTGAAAGTTATCTCTATTAGCATAATATTTAGTTGATCCCGAGTCTCTTTTAAACCATTCAGATTCTATAGCTTTTGCAATGCTTAAACCGTATGCGCTACCTGCTTTCTCTGCACTTGGAACTGCTTGTGAGGGGAATATACCTGTTGATGATGAATCCATTTATTTTATTATTTTTGAAATGTTTCCTTGATTGTTGTATTTTTTAAATCCAAAGTCCAATGTTTTTGTTTGTCTTTGTTGTTTTGGTTCATATAAGTGTCTGTTGTTTGCAATTATTGCAAGCCCTGAACTTATAGCCGCATCATGTTTAGTCCTGTTGTTTATATTAAACTTAGACCAATCATTCAATGTTGTATTAAAATATATATTGCCATAGCTGCCATCTTCTTGTAATCCTACGTACTTATCAATATATGATTCAATTGCTGCAGCATGTATTTGTTTTATATCTTCCGATGAGTTAGGTATACCGCCTATTTCTCTTTCTGCTACAGATAATTTGTTTGCGGTTTTATCTGGTCTATTCATTGAGTAACCTCTATATCCTCTTCTTTTTAAATAATACAAAAGTCTTGGTTTATTATTTTCTGCAAGAAGTGGCATACCGTAAAATACTAATGCCATTAACACATCTTCAAAAAATATTTCTGCTGTTTGTGGTCGAGCTATATACTCTAGAAAAAAAGTATTAGAAGGTGCATCTTCCATACTAAATTTAGTTAATCCGTGTAAAGCTCCTTTAGATCCTTGACCATCTGTCGTACCGGATATATCGTAGCTATCACAGCCAAATGCACCTATATGCTCATTGCCAGGGTATTTAGCTCTATTTTTACTTATTACGTGGTTTTGTAGATTTATACTTGGTACCCAAGATATATTAAATCTTCCATTCCTATCAGGTGTAAATAACACCCTTGAATCCTTAATACCATTTTCCCACTGAAAGTTTCCTTTTGAAACACTATTAGATGATTTTGTATCATCGTTATAGTCTATTTGTTCATATATTTTTTGTAAATTAAATATACTATTTTTTGTTTCATCTCTGAACGCGTGTTCTTCTGTTCTTGGAAACTGTCTATAAAATTCATTTAATCCATCAGAATCATTCTTTAATCCATCTGCTTCATTTTCCCAATGCTCTATTATCCCAATATCGATTTTATCGCCGTAGGGTCCTTCGACTGCAACTTCGGGTGTGTCGAATACAGGTACTCCAAAAGAATCAATGAATCCTTCGTAGTTCCATTCCATAGGTATGAACAAACTATATAGTCCCGAACTAGTCTGTCCATTTCGGTTTCTTTTTGTAACGTCTGAGCCATCATATAATTTTTTAAAGTTATCACCACCTTTATCTAAAGAGTTTGAGGTGGATCCCATCATACATTTTCCTATAATCCTACTTCCTAATCTCAGCGTTGTTTTTGTAACACGCCAGTTGTTTAATATATTATCCGGTCTTTCCCATTTACCAGATTCATCGTGAACAAGTAATTTTAACTTTTCACCATCATACGAGTTATCACCTGTGTTTTTCCAATCTATCGTTGTATCGAGCCCGTCGAGGTCTTTCCCTTTGGAGGCGTTGGCTGTACTGGTGATGGACTTCCTTGTGAGTTTGGATGCTGGGACACGGTAGGCAAGCTCTGTCTTGGGGCGATCCATTCCGTCTTGTATTGGTTTGAAGAAGAATGGATAGTGTAATGAAATTGGGACGACCTTGTCGGTAAACATCTTCTTTGCATCGCTACCAGTCTTCGATAAGATTCCGAATCTAGCATCTGAAGTGAGTGTAGCTTGATTAACTGT